GGCACGTCTTCATTTTCAAAATATCCGGCATGTAAAGCTGCTTTGTTCATTGCCTGTGCTACATCATCCTGATCGTAATCTGGAAATTTTTCAAATGCCATTTCATAGAAATCGTCCCATTCTTCATCGTCCATTAATTTTTCCAATTTCTTTTTATTGGAATTGAAAAATTTAACAACTTCATCTTCGACTGAAACAGCCTGTTTAGCTTCTTCAGCTTCTTTTAGCAAATCTTTTAATTTAATCATTTTCTGTAGTTAATTTAAGTAAGAAATTTTCTTTGAAATTACGAAACTCTTCTTCTATTTTTTGTGCAATTTCTTCTGGATCTTGTCCTCCGGTCCATTTTTCAATTGTACCGTCTGCGTTAGCAAAAGACAATGGATTTCGAAATGCTTCAACTAATTCCATAGCTTCTTGCTCTGCGTCTTTTAACCAAGATTCTGCATTTCTTCTCATACGATCTTTTTCATAATCTGCATACTTACCTTCAATTCGTAAAGTATGTTCAAATGCAACTTGACAATCGAAACAATGCTTTTCATACAACCAAAATTTTCTATCTAATTTTTTGTTCATTTGTTTGCTGCATTTCGGGCAATGGGCTGGCATTTGATTTTTTGCTAGTAAAGAACGAATCTCGTCTAGTTTTCCTTTTTGTATTTTATATCCTTCTCGCTGTTCCCATTCATTTCCATTGGCGTCTGTCCAAACTTCTCCGACTTCGTGAGTTTTAGATGTAGGTTGCGCAAAGCTTACTGACGTACGAGTTTGTGTTCTATGTGTACCGTCAAGCATTTGTCGAATTGCTTTGATGTTTTGTAATTTTGCCATAAACTTTATAATAAATATATCATTTTCTAAAACTGCTAGCCAGTCCACCTAAAATAAATTTTCCAGTAATTTTAAACGGCTCGTTGTAAATTCGTTTGTCTCGTATCACAATACCTTCATGATCTTTTACTGGACCTAATGGTGATGATAATTTATCTAATATTGCATCTCCTAACTTCATAGTAGCTAGATAAATTACAAATCCATCGACAGCGTCTTTGTAATCTTTTGGGTTGGCAATGAATTCATCTAAAGGAATACCATCGGAAATTTTCATTAGAACTTCTTTGGATAATGCAGATATTGTTTTACCGTCTATCGTTTTAATTGTCGTATCAGGAACTTTAGCGTCGTTTAACCATTGCAGCAAGGTCTTAGTCTCTTTAGTACTTGCATCGAATGTGACAGTGTATTTACGATTAAGCTCTGTAGATAAATTCGGCTTCGATGTAAGCGTTGTAGGAATTGATCCTAGCACATTGTAATTGTATTTTTTTGCCGTTTCACCTAAATTATTTAGTAAATCTTGCATCGCTGATTTGCTATATGAAATTTCTTTAGTCGCTCTTCGTTTCGGAGTCGCTTGATACAGTTCTAATAAACCATGTATTGCTAGAAAATTTTCATCATACTGTAATACATTGGTCGAGCCTGCTACATATTCAATATTCAACATGATATTAGGATTGTCCCATAATCCTAATGATTTAATCGCCGATGTAATTTTTGGAATCGCTGCATTGAATATATCTAATACAGTTCCGCCTATTTTAATCATACCATGTCCTTCACCAAACCTCGATTCTAAATCTGTTTTAGTAATACCTTGTACATCTAACGGCTTCATTGAACCTCGATCCAAGACAAATTGTTTTTTACCATTGAGTTCAACAAATCGAATTGAAGCGTTAACTCCGTCAATTTTAACTGCCGCAGGCCCTTTTTCCAAATATGTAATTGATTTATTGAAGATATCAATTAAATCTTTTCCTGTTTTTACTGAATCAATGTTGAATGGGTGGGCCATATGCCCCCCTGCCCCTCCTTCTTTAAGAAGTTGCTCTTGCATTTTAACTCCATAAACCGTTTTTGGAAATTCATTAAATGAATAAGAAAATTCCTTTCCTATATGTTTACGAAGATAATTACGAAGTTTTTCAATTTTAGCGTTATGTTGATCCGTTTGCTTTTGACTTGGATATCCTTCAGAAACTGGTTCATTGATAACTGAATCAATTATTTGACTCCACCAATCTTTAGTAAAAATCTGCTCTTCTACTTTATGTTTTGTTGTAGTTGCAGATTTACTTTTTTTAAACATTTCTGCAATTGAAGATTTTGATTCTGATATTGGCTCTAGTTTATCGAAAATCATGTTAGCAGTAGATTCATCATACCAACCAAATACTGCCTTGAACATTTTAATTTTTTCAGATCTTGGAATTTTTGCTCCTAATGCTTTACGTAAGGCAGTGCCTGACATTTCGCCATATCCTGGAATTGCAATCGATACATGAGGCCCTACAATTAAATATCCATGTTTATCAAACCCTTGCAAATTGCTTTTATTTTTATCGTATGGCTGAAAGTAGGAATCTGACCCGTCTCGTTTTGGCTTCATAGCAAATCTAGGATCGTTTTGCATGTCTTTTGTACCTACCATAAATACAACTGCAGTAGTAGCTGGGTCCATAGAACCTAAAATTTCTTCCGCTTTGTATGGATTTTTCGTTTGTACTACATAATCTCCTAATCCATATTCATCGATGATTTGTTTCTTTTCTGAAAATGAAAACGGCGATTTAGGTAGTTCTACTTTATTTGAAGTTGCAATGTATGTATTTTGTGCTCCAAATTTTTGTTGTAACCATTTAAATGATTTCGCGTGGTGTTGGCCAAAAGGCTGAAATCTTCCTGGATAAATTGCAATAATTGTATTAATCATAATTATATTTTTTCAAAATATGTTCCGCGGCAAATAAATGAATCGCCCGCATTTTGTGGCGTTACTGAAACTAATGCATATTGAGTTGCCGTCCAGTCGATAGATGAAGACGCATGCGCGACAGCTGAAGAACCTTCATTAGGATCTTGAACTTGAGTATTTTCTGAAATCCAATTAGTATCGGTAGTTACGTTGTTAACTGCTATTGTTCTTGTCGGTACGACAAACTTAATAGAACTGTTAACAGTAAGCATTGTTATATTTTTCTCGCTACCATTTAATGTATTTGCTGAATTAATGTATAGCGCTACTGTATAATTATTTGAATTGGTAGCAAATATTTTTGTCGAGAATCGAGCAAAGTCATTAGTGCTTAATGTATTTGCTGGAATCGTTAACGTTTGAATCAACGTTTCTGATGTCGTGCCTGTTACCGAGCCTGTTTGAGCCGTTGATACTGTTGAAGAAGTTCCTCCAGAACCTCCACTTAATGCATATGAGGCTGTTAATGAATTGACTGCATATGAAGCTGTTCCAAACAAAGAAGCTGTTACTGATGTAGCATTTATCGAAGCTGTTACTGTCAAACTTCCTGATATAACCGTTGAACCGTTAACATCTAAGGTAGCATTTAAACTACCCATGAGCTGCGGCTCATATCCATTATTATAGTTGTTTAAATATTCTGAATCGTATTTATTAATACCAATTTGGTTTGGTCGTTGAGTAATATAATTTCCATTAAACGAGCCTGACCATGAAAGTATAGTTATTGCAGGCGCTGGTGCAAATAGACCGTTTCCCGGTAAAGCTGATTGATCTACTGGATGAGCTCGGGACGTACCAATATATACTCCATTTTGTCTACCGACAGTAGCGTTTGTATATGGAGTCTTAAAATGAGTCGGTATTCCAATAAAGCTAGCATTGAATACCATACCACTGTAGACACCATTTAAATCATCTCCAGGATTGATATATAAATTAGGCGATTGATAAATAACATTGTAAAACCGTGATATTGCTAAAGGTTGAGTGTATACGGTATTATTCTCAGGACGAATCGTAGTCGTAAAAGCTGCACCGCTATTAAGTGACGTATCAAATGCATCTCCAATTGATGAAGAAATAATCATTCCTGGTATAGCTAATTGACTACCTGATACATAATTAGTAGCTGTTACGGTATCTGAAGATACAGATTGAGCTGTTATTGAAGCTGCTGGTGCTGATAACGTTCCATTAATTGCAATCGATCCTGTAAATTCAGAAGGACCAATTACTTTGAATGTTGACGATCCAGAAACTAATAACGATCCTGTTATAATAACATCTTGTATCAACGGATTAACATATGAGGCTGTTAGTACGTAACTAGCACTTATAGCATTATCTGCATTTAAAGCATGAGATGATGAAATAGCATTTGTTGCCCAACTTGAGGTACCTTGTAAATTTCCCGTAAATGAACCAGTAACAGTTAAATCTCCGTTAATCGTTTGCGATCCATTAAATGTATTAGACCCTGTAGTCGCAAACGATCCTGTGTCTATTGCAGTTCCAGCAGTTAAAGCGTGAGAGGCTGTAGTCGCAAATGAAGCGGTTAAATTGGTAATAGTATTTCCTAAACCGTCAAATACTTGACCTGAGCTGGAAATTTGTATTAAATTTTGAAATGAGGCAGAAATATACTGCGCGGATAAACTAGAAATTGCCATTTAATTCTCTTTTGTAATAAATATCGTTTACGCTATTTTCAGCGTGCCTGAATCGTTCCAGACAGTTCCGGGCGCTAGTCCTACAGACGATATCGGTAAATTTGTCAATTGTAATGTAGATCCAGTTACTGCACCTGCTTCCAGTCCATATGAAAACTTAACATTACCAGTGTCTGCTGTTGATATAGAAAGAATTTTCCAGTCAAATGTACTTTGAGCTAACATCACTCTAGTTCCAGAGTTAATTTGTATAGTATTAGTATATGTATTACCTCCTACAGTATGACTTCGAAACATAGGATAAAATATATCAGATGCATCTACCTGAATGTCTGAATCAGGTGTTTGATGTGGGCCTTTACCTTCTGTAATATAAAATGTCGACGCCGCCTCTAAAATAACCGTAGCTCCAAATTTTTGATATTCATTTCCAGGAGAATTCCAAAAAGAATTGCTAGGATGCATTACAATTGCAGCTAATGGAGTAGTAGCTAATTTTGAGCCAGGATTAACGCGTATAAACATTGACGGCCCGGTAGTATCAAGGGAAGGATCGTAACTTCCTGTTAAATTTAAGCTTACGAAATTTTGCCCTGACGAACTAAAATTTGATAATTGATTGTTATTACTATCAATAATACTATTACGATAAATATATAAATCTGCTAAACTAGTGCCACGAAATTCTCCATTCGAAGCGATTACATCTCCTGCTGCAGTTAATTGAAAATTTGAAGAAGAAATTTCTACATTACCATTTGCTCCACTAATAAATATTTGACTGTTACCTAAAAAGAATTTATTTGTACGTACATCTAACTCACCCCCATTATCGGTTGCGTATCGAAAAAACGATTCTGAATTTGCTACTAGCTCCAGGCCTACGCCGGCATACGATTCTGCCGCAGTTAACAAAGATTGTACAGAACCTGAGTACATTACAAAGCCAGCTTGGCCTGGGCCGTTTAGTGCATTTTCAAATCCGGTATAGCCTATGCTTCGTATCAAAGCAGCGTTGTCTCGTCCAGATAACTGTACACCTGTTCCTGTTTCTCCTGCAACAAACAATGATCCAGTTAATAAATTATCATCTCCTCCTACATACGTATTGCCTCCTAAAAATAAATTGTTCAGAGACTGAATCGATTGCTTGGCTACCAGTCCTGAAGGATTGATAAATTCAAATTTGAAATCTAACCGATCATTTCGATGCACTGTTGGTATTGCAAATGAAGCCGTGACTACTTGCGAAGTAAATCCAAATTCAGATTCTGTACCGGCAATGTCTGTTTCATTTGATAAAATATATTCTCCAATACCCGCGCTACGATAATATGAACGAATTCTAGCTACCGTGCCTACTGTCGGCGTTAAATTTGTAAAAAATGCTGTCGCTAAATTGTATTTGTTTTCTGTAGTCGGTTCTGACGAAGCCGTTTGTTCATAGATGATATCGATAGTTGAAATTCTGCCACGCGATGGAATATATTGAGAATTTGAATTGTTGATATTGAAAACTAGAAAATCTGATAGATATGCAACTCCAGAGCCACTGGCAATTGCTAAACTAGAAGAAAATATCGAATCGACCAACGTGCCATTGATTGCTGGTGTTAGTCCTGCAGCGGATGCCACGACAGAACTTGATACATATACAGTAGCGGAAACGACGTTTGGATCAAATGCTATTGTAGTAGCTGAACTAGTTACAAATACCGCAGTATTATTTACATAGTAATATTCTATATTATCGACAGTGGCTGAAGAAAATTTATTACCGCCTGAATATACTTTATCTAGATAAGATCCTGTTGAAGATGTAATAGTAACTGAAGGAGTAGTGTTGAAAATAATTTCCGTTTCATTGCGCTTCGATGGATTAGTGGCTACTGTCGTAGTCCATCTAATGTTTGGCCCCATTGTTTCAGGTAGCCGGTTGCCAAACGCGTCTTGATCAATAATTCCACATAAAACAACTTGTACAGGGCCAGGCGGAATATCTTGCGTAATAAATACAGAAACAATCGCTTCTTGTTCTGACGATTCTAAATCTAAATCAATTTCAAAATAAATAGGATCTCCATTGGAATCTAAAATTTCAATTTCTATAGGAGTATCTTCTATGAAAGTATCTGGATTGCCTTTGAATTTGAAAACGTTTTGTCCAGAAGTAAATTCAGTAGGTAAATGACTAATTCGAAAATAATTAGGTGACGATACTAAAAAATCTTCAACTGCTACATTTAAATCTAATAATCCTTGATAAATGACTTCTTTTCTGCTCATTCGTACGATGCTTTAAAATAAATATCATACAAAATAAATTTTGGATTGTCCTTTAGATTTTGTAATTTCTACCAGTTTGTCTACAATATCTCGCATTGAATCTATATGTGAAATAATCATAATAAATGAAAATTGCGTTTTCATATAATCAAATAAGTTGAACATGGAATTCATATTGTCTGAATCGAGTACGCCGAAGCCTTCATCAATTGCTAGAAAATTTGGCCTAGGTAAATTAGATACATTAACTAAAGCTGTTCGAATAGCCAATGAAGATATAAATTTTTCCATACCCGAAGTAAGCTCAATAGGCCAAAAATTGTCTTCATCATATACAATATGACAATTGATATTTTTGCCGTCCATGTCTAACATCAGATTGAAATCGACAATTTGAGAAAGTATGTTATTGATTTCCTGCTCAATATAAGGAACCGCGGTTGAAATTAAATCATATGGAACTCCATCTCGAGAAACTGCTTTTAAATAGTATTCATAAAATTTATACTGCTGCGTTAATTCTTTAAGCTTTTGAATAGAATCTTCTGCCTGTTGTTTTGTTTTCATTGCAACAGATAAATTAGAATGCGTAGAAAGTATCTCTTGATTAATATCTTTCAACTCGGACTTTTTATAATCCAATTCTAATTTTAAACTTTCAATTTGAGCGTTTATTTCTAAATTAGATGCAATGATATCTTTGGTTTTATGATATTCTTCAATTTTACGAGTTGCATCAGAAAGCAAATTATTTGCTTTAATTTCTAACTCTGAATTTGTTTGCAGCTGCTGTTGTAAACTACTCAAAGATAATTCAGTGGCCGACTTTAACTGAAGCAGTTCATTGTATTCATCTAATTCAGATTGTGCTGAAGAATACGCTTCCATCTTTTCTCGTATACTAGTTAAATGTCTAGACATTTCATCGCCTTTTAGTGCGTCCAGCTTAATAGATTCTTTCGTTTCAATAGCGTCTTTGACAAAAATATTATTCATACAAAATTCACAATTTTCGTCATACTCTAAACTTTCCAATTTTTTCATTTTTTCAAGTTTATTCGACACTTCTGTTTTAAGTCGTTCAATTTTCAATAATATACTTTTTTCTTCAGACCGCAATGTTTCCAATTTGGAAATTTTATCCTTTAGATCGCTTATATTAAATGTAGACAGTTGCAATGTATATTCATTAATTTTTTGTTGCGTGTCGACAATTAATTCGTCAATTGATTCAATTTTATTTTCAATTTCAGAAATTTTCGTTTCTATAGAAGATTTCAAAGTAACTAGTTGATTTAAATCTGTTATAGACGAATCTACCGTTACTAGTGTTGAAGTCAAGTTTAAAATGTTGTCAGTATAAACGTCAATTTTTTCGTCTAACAGTTGTTTTTCTTGTAGTAAATCTTGATACGATGCTGAATATATTTTTATATCAGCTAACGATTCTGCTAATTTAGTATCTAAATCTTGTTTAGTATATTCTTTAAGCAATGTAGCAACTTCCTTGATGTCTTCATTGGCAACTGAATACAATTCTTCAAAAATGTTTATATCTAAAAATTGTGAAAGTAAATCTTTACGATTTCTTTGATCCATATCAATAAATCCTGAATTGTTGTTTTGTATGGATAATGTCGTTAAAACAAAATCTTCATACGTGCCGAGTACAGTTCGTATATTCGCGTTGGTTTCGCTACGCTCTTTACCATTTAAAGATTCTTGATTGCCTAATTCATCTATACTGTAAAAATTAACTGCTACTCGAACATGATTATGACGACCCTTCGTGCCTGTTCGCTCAATTACATAATCTTTTCCATTTAATTCAAACTCAAATTTACATGAAAATGAATTTGCTCGGTTGTTTAGTACATTTGATGCTTTTGAAGCACGACTACATTTATCAAATATACAATATGTAACCGAATCTAAAAATGTAGATTTTCCCGAGGCGTTTGGAGCAAATAAGCCATACAAACCTTTCATATTGGTAAAGTCTACGACATTATCTTTGCCATAACTAAACATGTTGGAAAATTCAAATCGTTTAGGCGTCCATGATACATTGCGACTTACCTCTAAATGCTTCAGTCCGGAATTTACCGTACGGTTAACATAACGTACGCCGTCTAACACGTCATCTTCTAATGCAAATTTATTTTCTAAATATTTTGTTATTAAATCATTTTGATATTCTACATCGCGCACATCTCCAATATTAATTCGAGATACACGATTTCGATTGTTTTGATAATCTGATATTCGCTGTACTGTCGTTTCTTCTATACGATAACTCGATTTGATTTCTGCTATAATTTTCTTTAGATCTGCAGTGTCTGTATTTTGTGAACGAATTCTTAAACGAATTTGCTTATCTTTTAATTTTTCAGGCAATGGTATATATTTACCGCCATCAATATCAACTGTATAGTAACAAAAATCGTTTTCTATTACGATAAATTGAGATTGTTTTGTAGCCGTATCCCATACTAAATATCCATGATCTAATGCTTCTGCATGATTTTGTTGAATTGTTGAACCAGGATAAGCTATTGTTTTTTTATGATTTAAATATTGAGCTGGTTTATGTATATCACCTAACAATACTAAATCATATCCATCAAATAATTCAATTGGTACATTTTCATTAACTAAAGTAAATCCAATGTCTGTTACGGCTGAATTAACTGCACCATGATGAAGAGCAATTTTATACGATCCTTTTACGTCATTTGCGCGAATAAAATCTTTTGGTTTATCGAATACAGACATGACTACAAACGTTTTATCCGCCACTTGATAAACACCCGAATCTTTAAGATACTGTAAATTTGTATGATTAAGTGCATTAACGATTGGCGTTAACGCATCTAATCTAGTTTTATTGTTTAGATTACAGTCGTGATTGCCCGTAATTAATATTGTAGGAGCTATGTCTGCAAACATTTTGAAAAATTCCTGAACTGATTGAACTAGCTCTGGAGTCATATCTGTTTTTGCATGCACTATATCTCCTCCTAAGAAGATTATAGAATTTTCAGTGCAAGTAGATTTAATTGATTCAACTAATCGATCAAATACAATTCGATACTCTTTATGTCTTTTTAAGTTTCTAATATGTATATCTGATATATGATAAATTTTATCAATTTTCGAAATACCAATGTCAATTTTCTTTCCTCGTATCATATTTTTGCAAATAGTTTATATTCAATAAATTTCGTAAACGAAAGTGGCTTCGTTTCTTTAATTAACGTTATCATGTTTTCAAATCCAATTTCTGCAGGATCTTTATCATGTAAATCGACAAAATACACTTGAACCCCATTGTTCATAAAATACTCTGCATGCTGCAGGGCTTGTTTTTGAGCATCTTTATCTAGACAAATGTACACTTTGGATACTTTGCGCTCGATAATTTTCTTTCGCAAATCTTCAGATATTGTTTTTCCAAACAATGGAATTGCATTTCGTCTTACTGCAATTGCATCAAACGCCCCTTCAACTAATACAATTGGAAGATCCCAATTTATAAACAACTCAAATCCAACACAATTTTTAGAAAAGTCTGGATTTTTATGTTTAAATGTATCGTCATCGTAATAAGATCTGCCAACGAAAAAGTTCAATTTACCCGTCTCATCATAGGAAGGAATAATTATTTTTTTATTGTATTCTCCTTCTTCACAATACCCAATACCATATTTAACAATTTCAGATAAAGACACGTTTCGCTTTACATTTAGATAGTGTATAGCATTTTTATATTCAATTGAATTGGAATAGTTGTGTAAGGGAATAAACCCTTTTGGCAGGTCGAGCACATTCGTAGACTCACGTGCATCACCTTTCGAAAAACTACTATACTTAGATTGGGTACCTACAATCCGGTGTAATTCAGAAATCAAATCTCGGCCTAAGTTCAAAGCTTTGAACAAGGAAGTAAGCTTTTTACCTGACTTGTTACATACCCAACAATGCCACGGATTGTCGCCTGAATCAGATGTAACAGTTTGAACTTCTAACTTTTTCTTAGACGATGAACAGAAAGGACAACAAAATGCCATGTTTCCTTTATTAGTTTGTTTGCCCTTACCTAACTGTGTCTGAAGCAGTTCGATCAATCTAGAATTATTCATGATAGAAATATATGAAAATTATTTCTATTATACAAATTTAATTGAACCATTCTTCTGGAATGTCTTTATCTGCATAAAGAAATCCATTTTTCTCACACCATATGGCGTAAGTAGTTTTTGAATTTTTCGAAATTTTTGCTTTGGAATTTTGAAATAGAAATCGAATATCTAATTCAGGATGCTGTTCTTTAATTAGTAAATGTTTTTTTCTATCAGCAGCCAGAAATCTTCCTTTCGTTTCCACGAATATACCATTTGGTAAACGAAAATCGGGTCGGTATTTGTGCTTGGTTACAGGTTTGATAAATTCAATAACATTTTGCTCGTATTGACCATCAATTCCTCGAGAAGTTAGCGACTCATTAATTTCCATTTCTAAACCGCTGCGAAATCCATATTTTGCAGCTACCTGCTTTTTACTAAACTTTTTTCTTGCCATAACTAATTTTAATTTAAGCGTCAAATCGCACGATAATATTCAAATCAACATCGTCTCGTTTACGTATAGGGGTTCCTAGCTTTCCAATTGCCAGAAGCTGTCCTTTATCATTGTACAATCCTACCGTTGTAATATACGGGGCAAATTCATCTAAAGCTACAAATGTCTTTGGAAATTCGCTACCTGGATTATTATTTTTACGTATAGTTGGATTCATAGTAAAATTGAATTCATCTCCGCGCATTTTACAAATATATTCATGCTCATACAACGTTTTTGTCGCATTGAATTCTAAATAAAACTCATCTAAATAAGATGTCTCAAGTGTATTCGTTCGAAGATTAAACAATTGATCAGCGAACATTCGATATTGTTCAGTTCCATATTTAGGTCTAGGATCAGATAGTACAACAATTCCATGTTCATAAAATACATTACCTACAATGTTTCTATTCGTAGACATTAAATTAGATCCTGTATGCGTTAGCTGTATAATTTCAGTTTGTGTTAACGCTTTATCAAACATTAAAAACTCTCGAATATACCCATAGTATCCATCTTTTCCATTCCCGCCTGAATCTAATCCTAACGAGCCAATGAATATATCTGCTTGATTTTGTATATTACCTGCCGGTACTGAGCTTGAGCTTTGAAGCTGTCCATTGAAATACAATTCTATAATCGAGCCTGTTTTTTGAAACACAAAATGATTTAAATTTGCGGTATCTGCCAATGAAGCTGAATATTGTACACTTGCTATTTGACCCGAAGTCTTGTAATTGCATACAACTGCTGGTAATCCAGTGCCGTCATCATCAATGTACATGTCAAATGGATATTGAGAACTGTTAGTATCAAAATCTCCATGAACTAGCAATCGAGTATTAGGATTGAATCGATCGATCAATCCCGTAGTTCGTTTAGTTAATATATGGTTTTTTGTAGATATTGTTGAAGGTAACGTTGCCCAAAATGCTATCGAATAATTGTCATCTTGTTCGAAATTCATTCGATCGTTAGCAGGTATTCTAATATAGCTATTATCAGAAAATGCCGCAGCTTCGCCCCAGTTTGTCGATCCAATATTATATCCAGAATTGTTTGTTATCCAAACGTTTTTCGCAGTAACGATTAAATCAGGTATTGTCGTTTCTTTTGAAATTTCTACAACGGTCGTGTCCGAGTTCAATGCGATTGAAGTATTGTTTGTCCAATTAGAAGCGTAGCGCATTGAATTTATCGTTAAATAAATCAATTCATTGGAAATTGATGAACTTAATGCCGAGTCAATTAAATTTCCATTTCCATCGTCATACAAGGACATACTAACTGCATTTAATTGCGAATTTCGTAAACGCAATTTAACTGAATTAGGTCGTATCGTTTCTCCAAATCGAGCTTGCGGCACACTAATTATCGATGCTTCAGGATAAAGAGTTCGATATATATTTTGATGATTGCTATTACCGAATACATCATAGGGTACGCCGACTCGTTTATAATATAAATGATCAATACTATACCAATACAATCCCGAGGCTTTTTGACTAGATGAATTGATTAATGCAGATGAACTGTCATTTAAATACTGTTGACTGTCAAGCGTTAATATACTACCATTAAATGAATTTGGGTTTGGTTTTATTGCTGCAAATCTAGATATATTATCTAACTGTAAGCTAGATGTTGTACTATATACCCATGATTTGTAAACTTTAAAGGGTGTAATCGATTTATCTCGATCTTTTATCGTCTTAAAAACTCCTGACTTTGCCATATGAATAGTAAATAGGCTCTTTAATATAAATACCAAAGAGCCTACTTATTGGTTATTTTTAGAAGTCGAGTTTTACTTTTATTAAAACTTCATTACTAAATGTCTTCTTAATAGGTTGACTTAGTTTACCAACCGCTAATAATTCCTGTCTGTCATTGTACATGCCTATGGTTGTAATGTAAACTTTAGGATCACCAATAAACGTAGCTTGCGCAATTTCTCCCACTGAACCTGTAACGAATGTTGGATTGTTTGAAAAATTATATTCAGCATTTTTTACTCGTACAAAATAGTGCGTTGAAGACACTGATTCTGCAGATCTTCCTTGTGCTGCGTAAGTACTGCTAGCAGACATTGCTCCTGATATCGCAGTAAATAATTTAAATGCATTATCGCCAGCAATATTCGATCCTGTAACAGTATTAAATGAAGCAGATACATCTAATATATCGGCGTTAAGTGCTAAAATACCTAAATCAGGATAAGCTAGTCCATAATAGGTAGGAGATGATGAAGAATAAATTCCATTAATTAACGAACCAGATACAATGTTAAATACTCTAGCTCCATTGACTACGGAAGTCGTCGAAGTATTGGACGAATCGTCGATTAATGAAATAAATGAAGGGTTAGGATTGTTTACTTGTACATTTGAACCGGTATGCACATTGTTTGCAAAATTTGAACCGCTTAATTGCGCTAAACTAAGTTCCCAAGTGCCGGCATCTAGCTTTTCTTTGATTCTGGCTCGAGTATAATTTACGAAATATACTGAATTTGAATCGGTAGAATTTGCGAACGTAAATGTCGTGTCAGTCGGTTCAAGTAACAGTAACCGATATTGAGAATATACTGCTCGAGTCGCCGAATCATTTAAAGTGCCTTCGGCAGACGATCCAGACCCTAATCTATGGCCATAGGCTACTGCAAATTGCGATTCTGATGTCGAGGCTGTGCCATTAAATACATCATAAAAATATTTTTTGGATGATGTGCTTTGAGCTGACGATGTATATGCCGCTGACATTGTAGCTGCATTACCAGAAAATACGCCGGTTGTAACTTCCGTCTTTTGGTTTTCGATTATGTCACTGGCAATATCAAAGCGAGTAAAGATTCTTCCATTGGCCGAAGCTTGATTTTGTCGAACTTGCTCAGCAATTATTTGATCTGCGATTTCGCGAGCTCTTCGTTCAATTTCAGCTTGAATATTTTGTTGAGTGGCTTGATCTTGTGCTGCTCGCTGAGCGGCGTCGATTGCGTCACCGAAACCGTCCGGTAGCCCCGGACCTGTAGTTACTACTGGACCAGTGGTACCAACCGTTGGTATAGAAAATCCACCTCCTCCTGTTCCAAAGCTAAGAGTTTCTGTTGTACGTCCCATATTTTATTTTATTATTGTGCATTGATAATTGTCGACCCAACTGCAGTAGCTAGTTGTGCTTTTCTAATTGTAACGTTAACGGTAACACGACCACCAGTTTCATTACCAATAATTGTCACCGTTGTATTAACATCCGAAACTAGCTGCTGTTTAGCAATTAGCTCAAAACTAAATCCTACAACAGATACAGACTGAGCTGCCTCAGCATCTCCAATAAATCTAGGTACTGTAGGACTTGCTCCCGCAGTAACTGGTAATACGGTACGTAAAGTAGCAGCATCGGAATTAGCTAAAATAGCTGTATATCCTAACGTAGCATTTCCAGAAGAAAAGTTAACTGTTGTCGGAGTAATTGAAAATCTTTGTCCTGGAGAAGTTAATGTAATTGATGTTTGCGGTACTGATAAAACTGGAATTCTAGCAGTTCTTTTAGGTAAAGTTACTAGTTTATATCTCATGATTTGACTTTCATCTGCAGTGGCTTCGACCAGAGGCATGTTTTCAATGATAATACCATAATAATCAGAACCTAGCGGGTGAGCTGGATTCCATAAATCATAATCAATTTCATCATCTGCCAAAGCAAACTGAGTAATTTTAAATTCGTCTTTACCACGAGAAAGTAGCTCTCGGCCTTTTTTAGTTAAAATGGCATCGACAGTGATTGAACTATTGTCTAAGTATCCCATAATCTTTCTTTTAAATAAATATAGAAATCGTTAAGTTCTTATTTCGATACAATTCTTCTACCCGATACAGTTTTATCTATAGTAGTTAACTGATTAGATGAAAATACTAATTTGTTCGGATTCACTTCAGTTATTTTAACTACCGGGCCGCCGTCGATAGTTACTGGTGTATCTACATTAACTGCAGAGGCTGTTAACTTCGATCCTAAATAACGATGATTTTGTGTGCCGCGTGGTATGAAATCTTGCGTTTGAGAATAATTAAGTCGATAAATTAAAATTTGTTTAGTTACAACTGTATTAGATCCGACATTTCGAAATATTATTAAATTTGTATTAAATCTAAATTCATTATCGTAGGAGCCTGTACGATTGAATGCTGAAATTTGCGGAATAGTATCCAATATCGTTAAAGTATCTTGAACGCGAACATCGCCGTTCAAATCATCGAAAGAAGCACTTACATAGTAAGTTCCAGGATATGGAAGATTAAATCTACCTATTTCAGCACCAGATACAGTAGTAACAGATCCAGACCACGCTAAAATTTTATACCGCTCATCTTTATCGACCAAATAGGTTGAAGTTCGCGCGTTTAAAATTATCGAACCCGTGTCATATGGTATATAGGAACCTGATTCTTGTATTTTATATACGCCAATGTATCTGTTTTGTACCCATCTGTTCGGAAGTTTATTTTGTTCCGTTAAATTATCGATTTGTGCAACTTCAAAATTACTTAATACTTCCGAGCTGAATTCAATTTCTGAATTTCTAGAAATGTCAATTCCAAATGTTATATCACTATTAACTGTCGAGTCAATTTGTATCGGCCAATCAATGATCATTGGAATAGAACTGTATTCTCCAGTTAA